TGCTACACCACCAGACCATGTAGCATCAATAATAGTCTGTGTTGGTGGCTGGTAGTAATAAGCAAGGGCGGTAGCCTGAGCTGCAACAACTGTGGCTGCTAGTGTGCCTGTTGTGGATGCAGTGACTGTACTAAGCAAGGTACCCATATAGGTACCAGTAGCAGTATAGAATTTTGTACCTGCAACATGAGTAACTGCAGCAGTAAATGTAAGTGCAGCAATTGCTGCCAACATTGTAGTTGGTCCAGCTAACAGGGCACCAGGAGCAGTTCCAGATCCACCGGTGAACGGAATCATCTTAACGTTTCTACCGTCAATAGTTAGACCACCATTAATAGAGGTGGCAGAAACTGTGACTGAATCTAGGGAACCGTTTGAAGCGCCAGGAGAAGAAATATGACCAATGTTGTACCGAGTATCGGTATCAACAATTAACTTACCATTGTTTTGTAGATAGACGTCAACACCAGCCGCAGGCTGAGGTGCCTGACAGAGATCAAAATTGCAAGATGCTTCATGAATAAGAGATGCCATTAGATTACCTTATCGTTAAATTCTAATTATTTAAGGCATCTTAATCTTAGATTTGATGTATTCCCATATAGCAATACCAACCACCACAACTATACCCCATGCTATACCCGAGAAAATTTTCTTTTTAATTTCTAGAGTTAGTATCTTTTTATCAACAGCCCTATCTTCTTCTGCCACATGAAAGGAGTTGTGCTTTCCAACACCCTCCAGTCCGTTGGGGATAGCAGAAACGAGAGTTTTCTGATCAGCAGACACCTTTTTAATCTCATTGATCGTTGCCTGCATCATCTGAGATAATTTGTTGTACTGATCTGTAGATCTAGAAGAATTTGCATGGATTTCATCTAAAATATCTTTGAATTTTGTCATCTCATCTTCGGTATGAGATTTTAGTTCTTCAAATATCTTTTCTTGAGAATCTTTTACTTCTTGCTTAAGATCTAAATATAAGGAAGCATCATGGATATCGTTTTCGTTAGTCATTTAATGCAAAACATCCATGTTCGAAGGTATTTTTCTTATCAACTAAGGAAAAAATAGGTCTCCATCGCATTATAGTTTTGACACAATAGGTGCCGCTTGGTGTACTTAGAGGGAGTACGTATGTTCTATGTACGCTATTGGATCCAGGTGTGTATACAACATCACCCACATTGATTTCTATTTGGTAGCCAGTATTTTTATTGATGAAAATTTTACTTATATTGCCTACAAAACTTTCATCTGCTTCGGTCGCAACCAAAGATGTTACAAGGAAAAAATCTCTAGTCTTTGTGTAAGTGTAATCGGTTCTAATATCTTCTACCGGAACTTCATTATTTGCTAAAGTTTGATAAAGAACAAAGCACACAGAAAATGTAACTATGAATACTATTATTCCTATAAGTCTAAGTACTAAAGAATTATTCGGATTCATATGTTAAGCTTTTTTTCTATTGCCACAATCTTTTCTTCTATAATGCAGATTTTTGCCAGCAAAGTATCAAATGTGTTCATTTTTCTTCTTTCACCAAACATCACAGTATCCGGAAACTCTGCACTTTCTGAAGAAAACGCCTTTTTAAAAGCATAATGAAGCACCCATAAAAATAAAAATGTGACAAAAGTTGCAGCAATTGTCGCAAAAACCAATGATTCCCAGGCCTGCATTTTATATCCTCGTTTTATATCCAGACCGAACAAATACCCAGCATGCACCTAATGTCAATGCAAATTCACCGGCCAGCCCAGAAGGCGGCGGGGTCATAGAATTATACATAGAAATAATTATAAGAAGCCAAAATGCTGCATTCCAACCGGCAAACACTTGAGCTTCTCGAGAAAAATAATTCTGTGTCAATATAAAGAACAATTGTATCATTGCAGAACCACCAAATAGAATAACCCAGACATGTTCCGGAACTATCTGAGCCATTATACTGTAGATTTGTCGGTCAAATGAAGTGGAATGAAAAAATAGCGAAAATGCCCAAACTAATTCTGCAATAAAAAGCACAAATCTAATTGCATGCAAATCAGAAAAGAATATGATGTGGGTTAGATGCCTTGCGGCCAAGGTCCTGTTTGGCATGATTTCAATTCTTTGTTATAGAATTTGAAATGCTTTTTTGGCCTCTCAATATTTCTAACAAAAGTTGTTTTTGATCTTGTTGTTCTTTTTGTATATTAGCTGTTCTCTCGTCCAAACGCGACTGAGATTCAGATATAGTTTCAATCTTTTGTTGCTTAATTACAGAGGAATTAAGTTTAGCTTCAAGCTCCGTAACTTTTGCGGTAGTTTGACCCCAAGCAATTCCAGCCGAAATTAGGGCAATGAACAGAAACCAATTTGTTTTCAACCAGTTGATAGTAGTATTGTTCATAATTGTTAACTATAAGTGTATGAAAGACGATTGGTCCAAACTTTGTCATAGTTTGAATTGCCAGATGCCCAGGTCTCGGAAACATCATTGTCTACGCTGGCGATAGTTACCTTACGAATTCTCCAAACCGGAGAAGTTTCAAGAGAACCAACTGGAGCCTCAGCCTTGTATAGTTCGTTGTCAGTAATAAAATCGATTCGCTTGGCAAACGGCATTTCTTCATCGGTCACAGTAGTGCCGCCGGGGTTTGTAGTTGGGATTGTGAATACAATCTTATTTAATGCTGCCGAGTAGGTCATAATTGCACCATCTACCAGACCAGTCTTATCTAGGTCATCCATACGAAGAATACGAACTTCACCAGAACCAGCGCCACCAAAACCAGATGCTACATTAGGTTTTGCATCCAGTTGTTTCTTGAGATTGGCAATGTCATCTTGAAGTTTCTTGACCACCGATACAAGTTTCTTCTCGGAGGTATCAGCTAGGGCGGAAACCTTTTCGGATACTAGCTCTTGAACTTCATCCTGAGAAATAATCTTGGCTTCAAGTTCATCTACCTTTGTAACAACGTTGGCACGTTTTTGCTCGGTTACTTTGGCCGTGGAGACGGTTTTGAACAGTTCTGTGAGTAATGGAGAAAACTCTGCCTTCTTACGCTCTTGTTCTTGAAGTTCTTTGAGGCGTTTATCCTCTTTGCCCCTACGGATTAGTTCTGCGAATGAATTCAAATCAGCCATTATTTTATCACCAACATTAGATTTTGCAACGGTTCGATCATTTTTGCCGCTGACAGATTTTTGAATAGTTTCTTAGGAGTCACGATAGGATCAAGTTCAAGCAATTGCGCACATACATATGAACAAAATTTCTTATCATCGGAAGTCCAATTTACACCAAAAAGGGACATTATGGCACCTGGCCAGTCATATGCTTGTTGACCTTCATATAGCTTAAACCAAAGATAGCATATGTTTTCTTGTTCTACTGAAATTTCAGTGCCATCTGGATTCTTTAGATCAAAGATTTCCCACTTTGTATTTTGTTCTATATATTTAAGACGTACACCGCCATCACGTGGTGAAGCTGATCCGAATTCACCACTTGGGAATACAAGTTCACAATGTGAATATTTAGATATGGTAAAGAAAGAAATTAACTTATCTTGCCAATTGCCGTTTTTGGCCAGGTAAAAAGCAATTTTCATGAAAGCTCCGTATAGTTGTAAGTATTTAATGCGAAAAAGGGAACCGAAGTTCCCTTTAAGATCTAAGTACTTAGAATTAAACGATCGTTACAGTCTTCCAAACCACACCAGTGCTCCAGCAAAGAGCGTAAGGAGCAGCAGCACCAAACGAACCAAACATGCCTGGGTTCAAAGCGGCTGGGTATGCTGCTTCCATAGCAATCAAAGAAGCGGCAACTGGAGCTGCAGAAAGTTGTGTGCTCAATGGAGCTGTAAGACCAGAACCTCTAAGTTCTAGTTCGCGAGTAGATAATGCCATGGTAGTTTTCCTTTATAATTCCGTTGTCAACGTCGACCAAGTATTTAATCGAACTTGAAGTCGTCAAACCCTGCTTTTAGTGGATTTATTGTATGCAGAACGTCAAGATTAAAATTGTCACCGAAGGTGTCATTGGCAGTTTCAATCTTTGGTTTTGGCTTAGCACCACCATTCTTGATACCAGAGTTGAAATTGATCTTAGATGCAGACTCTTCCAAATCAAACAATCGCATTTTACCGTAGTCAACTCCCTCTAGGAACTTGTTAGGTTCGTCAAGATTCTTATACCGATTCTTGAGTTGTTTGAACATAATTTGCTTGAGTTGCTTGAGTTCTTCTGTGTTGATGATGGCACACATCCAGTCAGCAATAGCCGGTACGCCGAAGGATTCAGAAGTTTGAGACATATCGACATCAGAATTACCAACACCAGCTCGGGTAGTCTGAACGGCAGAAATGCATGCAAAGTTGTTCACAATTGCTAATGCTCGGAGTTCGGCACCAATTGACTTCACAATGGTGTAAGAATTTGCCCCACCACCAGCTTTGTGGCGTTCAGAGAGACAAATGGACATATAGTCAACAACGACCAGATCTGGTACAAAATTCTGCTTGGTCCTGTATTCTTCCAGTAGTGCTCGGAAATGTCCCGGGTGAGCACCTTCCGTTGGATATTCCTTGATCCTCAGCTTGCCCTTAGACATAGCAGCGACCTGGGCGAATTTGTTATCAAACACCGGCTTAGAAATCGACTCAAGCGTATCAAAGTCAATGTCCATAAGGTTAACGTCAATACGTTTGGCAATTTCAAACTCGGCCATTTCCATCGTTATGTACAGCACATTGTAGCCGGCCTTGAGTGCGCCAGCTGCAAAGTTCGTCATAATGAGAGATTTACCACCGTGGGGTGGAGCCAGAAGAACATTCAGAGTCTTACGAGGGAAACCACCACGAGTAATTTCATCAAAGATCTTGAAGCCAGTTGGAATTCTAGCCTCGTTCAAATGGTAGTAATCATACCGATCATCTGCCTCTTCAATGTAGTCGTGGCCTACGGTAGTATTGAAGCAGATCGAGAGTGCTTCCTGTAGGATAGATGGAATTGCCTCTGGTGTTTTTGTCTTATCCTGACCATCTACAATCAGCACAGACTCACGGAGTGCATTAAAGATTGCTCGCTGCTTACAGAACTTCTCTGTTTCTTCCACTAGGAAATCTATGCCTTCATGGAATTCCTCAGTCGAATCCAACACAGAAACCAGAGCATCGTACACAGTCTTTGAACCCTTGAGATTATCAATCTCAATTCTCATTGCTTGTTTTGATGGGATCTTATTGTACTTATTGAAGTACCGTGTATAGATCTTGAATAGATTCTTATCCTCTTGAGATGAGAAGTATTCTTCCTTTAGATGGGGTATGACTTTACGAACATACTCTTCATTCAGTAGTAATTGTGAGAAAATTAGTTGTTCTGGTTTCATGTATAAAAGCTAAGAAGGGCCGACATGATCTATTATATCACATCGGCCCAGTAAAGTACAATCTTATTCAGCCGCTAGTTCTTCTTCGAGAGCAGCCTGTTCCTCGGCAAACATAGAGCCTGACGACACTTCATACTTAGTTTTTACAAAAGCATCAAACGTTGGGTCACCGAGGATCGAAGCCCAGAATGCATCTGTGTTCGTATCGGCCATGCGCCAATTCTTAGTATCAAGTTCTCCAGTCTCTGGATTGCACTTGCAGTACCAACCGACCTTTGGTTTCACCACGTGCTTGGATTCGAGAGCAATGTCCATAAGAGCAGAGTACTTGTTCATACCCGAGCCATGAAGAACCTGCACTGGGATCTTGGATTTTTCACGCACCATACGAGATTTTTCAACGTTGATGATGAAGTTGTATCCAACGAGGCTATCCTTGTCCTTTTCTTGTTGGCGGCCAAGAATAAAGATAGCAGAGGCAGAGTAATAGATACCAGTACCACCAGATACCACGGCCTTTGAGAACATCTCTTGGGTCATGTAAGTGTGATTCACAACGACCATGGGAAGTTGCTTCAGAGTCAGGTGTGGAGTAACCATGCGGAACAGCGACTTGAGTTGCTTGGCACGAGTCATATCAGCAACGGATTTACCATCCAAAGCATCATCAACTTCCTTCTTGGAGGCAATATTACCAGCCGAATCCAAAGCGATGAAGACCTTGTCGCCGCGTTTGATTTCTTCCAACTGCTTCATGATGTCAAACTTGAGTTCTTCAATAGTAGTCACAGGAGTATGAACGACACGAGTCATATCGATGCCAACCGAATCAAAGTATGCCTGAGGTGTACCAAATTCTGAGTCATAGAACAGACCGATAGCATCTGGATACTTATCCAAATAGGATTTCAGCATGAGCAATGTGAACATCGTCTTAAAGTGCTTTGATGGTCCAGCCCAGATGAACAGACCCGAGCCGAATCCACCATCAATAGACCCAGACAGAGCAATATTGATAGCAGGAATAGATGTGCGGACATTGTCCGTGGCATCAAAGAAGGTAGAAGTGGCCAATACAGCCGTTTCCTTGATGGTTGAGTTCTTTTTGATTCTGTCGAGTAGTGCGTTATTTGCCATTTCGTTTTCCTTTGGTTAAAATACTGGGGTGCCAATTTTTAGCACATAAAAATCATCCGTGAACAGATCTTGAGCTTTAAGTTCCGTTAGTAATTCCGAGAAGTTATTCTCATGTTCTTTTCTCATGAAACTATATTCATCTACCAAGAACAATGAGTATTTCAGTCCGCGTTGTCTAATGCCACGATTAAACCTAATGACTGAAAACATTTCATCAAACGTTACCACATTTGATCGGTTCAGTGCGTATTTGTCGATGCAACAATTATCTAACATTCTTTGATTAGCGACAAACATCACAGATGAGAATGTGTCCTTCAGCTCGAGTAGGTACTTAGTCTTACCCGATTGCCGAGGCACACCCAAAGTAATAGTTCTAAGTTCCCCGATATATGTTGAAAAGGGCATACAGTCCAGATATTTCCGAGAATTTTCTCTTTCTTCAAGAAATACCATTGATGCTTTGTGCAGATTTTCTATATTATAATTTGAGGTCATATTGTTCCTTAAGCGAAGAAGTCATCAAGGGAGTTTTCCTCTTCTAGTTTCCAGTTCAGAGCATCCATGATCTTGACTAGAGGGTCAAGGAATGCCTTAGAGAATTGAGTTTCATAGTCGATGTACCGATGGAGATTGAACTCTTCTGGTAATTCAGACGGAAAGCCAATAATGTTTTCACGTAGAGTATTTGGTTCCGTGAGAGCGACATATTTGATCTTGTCACCCTCTTTAACCAACTCATACTTTTTAGTCAGATTAAGCTTAGTGATCCGATCATTGTACAGTAGAGCCGCTCTAACGGCAATCGGACAACCCTTGGCATAGATTGCATTGGAGTCCGAGTATTCTCTCATGTTGTTCACACCCCGTGGGAAGGCAATTTCCTCCACCGAGTATGAATGGAAGTTCTTATGGCATTGCTCAACATATTCCAGCAGAGTGTCACGGTCAGTAGTATCTAAGATAATCTGAATTGCCTTCGTAAGCCACTCACGCACTAAGTCGGGAGTTGAAGATCGGTTGGTTTCAATTCCGGTGATCTTGTATTCAGGTTCTGCATACCGAACACCTTCGTTATCAAGTACCTTCTGACAATTTCTCTTTTTGGCGAGAACCACAGTAGTTGAAGAAATTGCCTCTGGCTTGAAGTAAAGTTTGTTTTCATAGAAATTCAGCCGTTTAGAGATTGCCTCGGTAGATTTGTTGAGTTCCTTACCAAGGAAGTCCTTAATGAACTTGAGCACAAAGTCTGCCGTAGCATCATCGGTCATTTTCTTGGGTGAAAGCTTCACGAGATTGTCAAAGCAGACACATAGCGAATCGGTATCATTATAGACCACATAGTCCATTTCATTCTTACACACCTTAGACATGTAGGCATTAGCGGTACGAGATACTGCTTGAATTGCATACTGACCGGTAGTAGTAATACCTTCGGCAATCCGATTATCAAAGAAGAGAAAGTATTTATTGGCCATCGCCCCGAATAGAGAGTTCAGCTGAACCTTAACTGCCAATTGTAGCACACCAAAGCGTGCCGAAGCCTTCTTGAAACTTTCGTCATGAGTGGCCTCGTACTCACGTTTGAGTCGTAGCATTTCATCCTTAGCAGCCTTCCGCTTACCGAACATAGATTCAGTCAGCCGTGGCATCACTCCCCTAATATCTCTGCGATAACGAGAACCATTAGCAGCAAGAGCATAATCGGATTCGTTACTAATGTCTGTATTAAGAAGTGCGTCAATTGAAACTCCGTCAATCATATCTACAAAAGTCTCGGGTGACATGTTCAGCGACATAATGAAACATGGATACAACGAGGTAGCATCCAGAACACCTGTCCATTTGTACAATCCCGGAACAACATCTTTCACATATCCACCAACGATCTGATGATCAGACGATTGATGTTTCTTCATTGGGCAGAAAGTATTTTCCTCGTACAGAGTAGAGAGGATGTAAGACTCCCAAGTCTTCACGGGTGAATACACATCTGAATAGTTTACCTTAGTCAGATAAGCCAGAGTAACGGCAAGATAGATTAGACCAAGTTTATCCTCAAGCTTCACAAGCAAGTTCACGTCCTGAATGTTGTAAGAAACAAATCCATCTGGACCTTCGGTTGTATCGTTCCAACCTTTTTCATAGTGCTCACGGAACGAAGCATATTTGTTCTTGGTCTTAGTTTCACCAATTTCGACTTCACCAATGTACCCGAGTTTATAGCTTGGGCGGTTAATGAATCGGAACTTTTTGTACAGATCTAACATATCGAGCACAGTACGACCAGAGATTTCATACTTAAGAAACTCACGGTCCATCAGAGTTTCGGTCTTCATATCCACATGACCGAATGGAGACAGACGATCAAGCGCCTTTTGGCCAAGCAGTTTGATAATGCGTGAACCAAGATATGCCATGTCGAACTGAACTACATTCCATCCAGTCATAATGTCAAAGTCGACTTCAATGCAATAGTTGATCCACTTGAGTAGCAGATCCTTTTCGTCACGGCAGACAATGTAATCAGTACCCTTGGCATTGCTTGGTTCGACGCCAAACGTCACCATTTTTGCCTGCTTATTAGAATAACACGTGATCAGAAGAACAGTCTCTGGGGCGTTTCTAGTGTCAATAGCACCCTGGCCAGTGGTCGTTTCGATGTCGAGATATAGAAGTGATAGCGCTGCCAATTCTACATTGAGTTCGCCTTTGAAGTTACGATGGATGAAGTCGTACTCATACCGATCGTTGCCGTGGATTTCCATCACATCGGCATATGCTTTGATGTAGTCCCGAGCCTCACGGATGTCACCGAATTGGATCTCGGATAGACTTTGGCCGAAAAGTGATTTGTAATCTACCGATTGCCCGGGCACATACAGAGTCGGTCTATGAAGCGCATCTGCCGTCTGGACACGTTTACCATCTTTATACCCACGGAAATAGATCTTATTGTATCTTTGTTCAACTGCTGTATAAATTATTGCCATGTATTTCCCATGATGTGTAATAACTATTATACCACATTAGAATGGTTTGTAAACTAAAAATGGCTCCTAACTGGAGCCATTCTTGTGTGGGTTTGCCTATTATTCTTCGGCAACTGCTGCAGGGCCGGCCATTTCTTGTTTGACGATCGCAACAACCTCAGACAACTTCCTCACAATTTTGCGGAAACTCTTGTCTTCGGCATTCACATACACCAAAAATCCACCATCAATCTTTTCGATTGAAATATTTACTTCATTCATAATTTACTCCTGTGTTTCTTCCTGAGATCCGAAGACCTTTTCATACAACTCAATGATGTTCTCTTGGTCAACCGACACAGCAGCCAGGTTTTGTTTGTGGTACAGCTGTGCCATTTTCTTCAAATACGCCTTAGGCAATTCGGAACCTTCGGCCAAGTTGGCAAATAGTTCTTTCAGAAAATCCTTTTCACCCTCAATACGGGTAAATGATGCAGATGCCTCTTGCATAGCATCCTTAATTGCCTTCAACACGACCGGATCGTTGGGCATTGTTACTTGGTTTGTGTCAATGATAGTCATAATAAATTCACTTTCTCGGGTTACAAAAGATACAACATCTTTATTAGTTTGTTCACTTCTTCCTCTTCGGTGAAGAACTGCATTTTAAAATTGTTGTCCAGAAGATCCTGTATCACTATAAGAAATGTCTTCTCAGTAACACCAGTGTCGACCATGGACAGTTTGACCAGGAACCGATTATTTATAAGAAATTTCTTAGACTTAATCAGTTCCTGGAAGTAGCTTTGAGTTTTTTTAGTTTTCTTTTCCATATAGGTACCAATCATTGATACCTATATTTATTAGATTACCTGATCGCAATGAGTGATGGCTCAACTTTCTTTGGAACTAATTTTTCCAGAGAAATTGTAAGAATTCCATCGGCCATCTCCGCGGCGGTAACCTTCATATTAGATTCCAATAGGAACCTTCGTTCAAAATTACGACGAGCGATACCACACCAGATCCACTTTTGACCTTCCATGCTGGTAGTCTTTTCCTTTTTGCCGGTTACAATCAGAGTGTTGTCCAGACCATTCTCAAGGGTAATCTCCGACTTGGCATAGCCAGCTAGAGCGATTTCGATTGAATAGGTATTTTCGGACGTCTCGATGATGTTGTATGGTGGAAACGAACTTGGTTGCTGTTTGTCATAGAACAGACTTAGACGGTCTGAGAGGTTTTGAACACCGATAAAATCTTTGTATAGATTCTCGAATAATGAATTTGTCAATGCAGCCATGCTTAACTCCTTTAAAAGCAAGTTTTCTAAATTACTACAGACCCCGAAGGCATCTATAGATCTGGGGTAAAATCACCCCGGATTCTTAACGCGATTGCCGATTGTATATTTAGCAATCAATGTCCATTCTTTCTTCTCTTTGAATGGAACAATTTTTATCTCCGAAACAGACGATAAAAATTCAATGTCAGCCTTATTTAATATGTCACACAGTCCCCATTGGTTCAAAAACTTGGTAATTGTATTTCTCCTACGGAAGTCATCTTCTGAAATATCCGCGGTTTTGCCATCAAGAAGGAAAAGTTCCTTAAAATGGACGATATAATACTTACCTTGTTTATGCAGAATGTGGCACGTCTGAAATAGAGTTTTGTTCTTTTTCGAGGGGATGCCGATTCTTGTGAGGGTTTCCTTAATCAATAGAAATGAATCTGGTTTGTCTAAAGCGATCTCAATTCCGACACTAGGTTTTTGTTCTTTCATTATTATTCTTCCCACCATGTTTTCTCAGTTCGGCCTCTACGGCTTCTGAACCGAGCAATTTATAAATTTCTGTACCACGCTTAGTAGACACATTCATTCTAGAACAAATATACTCCACATGGTCAGTATTTAATGAGGAAGAATCCTTCTTGGACCACATTTTTTGGAAACCGTTAGATTTTGGTATTCCCCTAAGATAGAAGTCGTACTGTAGTTTCTTATCTAAGCCACAGTATTTATCCATGCATTCGGCAAAGAGCACAGTCCGATCAGAGTTCGAGAGAATCCGATTTACCATGAACGGAACATATTCTTTGTTGAACAGCTCGTCCGTGGTGTACAGATTTTCCTTCGTTTGAAGGACTGATTTAGCAATATCAAAAGGTGACGTCATTGGAATTGGCACTGAGCCATTACTTGCACACAGAAGGCGGCCGCATTGATTTCTTGGTCGATTGAGTGGGAAGCCTTGAACTGAGCCTCACCAATAAGCAGAATCAACTGGGGCACGGACTGGGGGATTAGTTGTAATGAGATCTTGTCGTAGAAGAGCCTATAGAATTGGGAAGAGTCCATCTGATTGTTGGCGATCCACTGACGAACCTTAGTAAAGGATTTTTCCTTCAGGAAGGCACCAAGTTCATTGATGCCGGTGTCATCTATTGTAGCCAGGATACCCGAGTCAATAGTTCCGGAAGATGAATACCGCTGTAGTTCAACGATAGTCTTACGGAAGTCTGGGAAGTTTTTGGATACCAGACCCGCCACTGATTTCTTGTCGTAAGTCACACCCTCGGCATCTAGCACTTTGCATGCAGACTTGAACATCTGAGTCATGGCCGATTGCTTTTCTTCCTTGGAGAATTTGAAGTCAATACGAGTCAGACGAGATTGCAAAGGGGAGATAATCCGCTCGGGGAAGTTGCACGTGAAGATGAACAGAGCATTTGAGCTGAATTCATCCAAGAATCCGCGCAGAGCCGGCATCACAGAAGTCGGATTCAAATAGTCTGCTTCATCCAGTACAACGATCTTTTTAGAATCGGTGAAAGAAACAGTTGAAACAAACTGAGTAATTTTCGTGCGAAGCGTGTCGATATTTCCGTCTAGAGATGCATTGATGAAAAGTACATCGGCATCAAGGAAACCAGAGATAGCATAGGCACAGGTAGTTTTACCAGTACCAGGTGCGCCAGCGAACAAGTAGTTCGGAAGTTTACCGGACTCAAGTTGTTCCTTCAACATCTTTTTCACATTGGCTGGAAGCACAGTATCGTCGATAGTTTTCGGCCGGTACTTGTGCTCCCAAATCATGTCATCAAAACTCATAATAAAACTTTCCTTGTCACATTAAGACCAGGCAGAGTTCTTTTCACATGCCGCGAAGAATTCGTAGCTGATTGTCTTGGAACTGAATTGAGCAATCTTCTTGGAACTCAGACTGACCGTATAGATACTGGCAGGCATCTTCAGGTTTTCCAACTTGATGTAAGATGAGAATACCTGATCGGTAGTTCCTACTTCAACTGCGAAGGTGTTGGAACTTGGATTCTTTGGATCCAACACGGTACAAGTAATTGTAGAGCCGTCACCTTGAATGAGCAAATCGGTAGCTGAAAGAACAGATCCAGCCTTCAGAAGGGATTTCAAATCTTCCTCTGCGAGTTCAAATTCTGCATCGGTCTTAGGCATTTTGATGGCCTTATCCGGATAGTCCAGAACTTCAGGAGCAGCAAAGACATACTGCACTTTGTTCTTACCCTGAGAAATTGTAACCGAATTCTCATTGAATACAAACTCTGGGTCTGTAAACAGAGAAATAACACCGAGCAGTTCTGGTAAATTATAAATGCCGAACTCTTGGTCAAACGTATCATCAACCTCAGCCGTCACAAAGATGTTCTTGGCCACAGTTCGTGTCGTAAGAGTTTTGCCTGCCTTGATCAGGATATTTTGGTTGATTGAGGAGAAGTTGCGAAGAACTTCAAGGGTCGTTTTAGAGAGTTTCATTTAGGAAGGTCCTTTTCATAACAAGATAGTTGATTATAAACCAATTAGAATGGTTTGTAAATTATAGTTTGATCAGATTCACGTGCTGTTCTACTTCACGAGTAAGCAGAGTACCGTACGAAGTACGATAGTCCACATTCTTGTTCCATGCTTCACGGAGCACAGACATACCGTTTGAACCGGAGAATTTCAAAAATGCCGCACAGTCTTTATAGAAACATGCACCACCAAAGCCGCGGCGACCATCATGGCCGGGAACATCCATATGAGACGAACCAATACGAGGATCATTTCCAATTGCACGTTTGATCACATTGTAATCGCAGCCGTTCTTTTCCGTTTCATCATAGAACTGGTTCCAGAAAGAAATCTTGGTTGACAGGAACGTGTTCATTCCGTATTTGACGAAAGATGCTTCTGTTGCCGACATGTGGAAAGTATTTGCTTCCTTACAGATTGAGTGATGCTTGTAAATCTGCTCGAGCTGTGTGGTATATTCCAACTTGCCTCCGTACACATTGGAGATTGGATTCTCAAAGTCCCAGAGTGCATTCCGTTCGGTCAGAAATTCTGGGTTGTAAACAAACTTTTCATAACGGGCAGCAAACCATGATACCAGATTTGGTGGTACTGTTGACTTGAGAACAAGAAGGGTATCTACATAGCCTTCGAGTTCGTAAAGTACTTTAGAAACAATAGAAACATCGACCGAACCATCTGCTCCCATCGGAGTAGGCACACAGATAAAAACTGCATCCATTTTCTGATTTTTCAACAAGGAAGTATCCGTGCCCAAGTTTGGATCTACCAAGAACAAGTTGTTGTTCTGAAATCCATGTGCAGCCGCTTTCCCAACGAAGCCAAGACCAACAATGCCAATGTTCAATTTTCCCATAATATACTCCGTAGTTTAGATATGTTTATTTAGTCTTGAAATATTCGATGGTCTTGTCTAGACCTTCATCGAGCATAACTTTTGGTTCCCAGTTAAGTACTCTTTGAGCTTTACTAATGTCGGGGCGGCGCTGTTTTGGATCATCACCTGGTAGAGATTTGAACATGAACACAGGCTTAATTCCAACCTTCTCGGCTACCATGTCGGCAAGTTCCATAAGTGTGAACTCGTTTGGATTACCAATGTTGATCGGTTCAATAAAGAAGTCTGAAGTTTCATCCATAAGCTTACGGAAACCGGCAATCATATCGGATACATAGCAGAAGGAGCGTGTCTGGCGACCAGTACCATAGATAGTAAATGGTTCATGGCGGAGTGCCTGCATAATGAAATTAGACACAACTCGTCCATCTTGTGGATCCATATTTGGACCATAGGTGTTGAAGATACGAACGATCTTCACTGGCACACCATACTGCTTGGAGAAGTCCGTGAGCATAGTTTCTGCAACACGTTTGCCTTCATCATAACAGGAGCGAGGTCCAACTGTGTTTACATTGCCCCAATATGATTCTACCTGAGGGTGAACTAATGGATCGCCATAGACTTCCGAGGTAGAAGTATGGAACACTTTGCACATACCAACACTGCGTGCGCACTTCAAAGCATTCTCAACACCCTTAACAGAAGTCATAAGAGTCTTATACCGATCAGCCTGATACGCTGGTGGTGAAGCAGGACATGCCAAATTGTAGATTTCATCAACTATAAAGTGATACGGTACGGTTACATCATGGTTAGCAAAACCAAAGTCTTCATTTCCACTGAACTGCTCAAGATTCTTCATCGAACCTGTGCTGAGATTGTCCATACCAAGGACAGAGTGACCATCATCAAGTAGGGATTTCACAAGATGCGAACCTAAGAATCCTGCTGCGCCAGTAACTAAAATACGTTTTTTCATTTTTGCTCCGAGTTAATCAAATAGAGAATTTTCTGGTTCCTTGATGGGCCAGGTAGTTTCTCTCATTGCCGATTTAGAATAGACCTTTAGCTTTGGTTGCTTGATCAGATCGGCAAATTCAAAGTAGTCTTCTTTGTTTCTGAAACGAACCACTGCAACATATCCTGGTCCTTGTTTGTCGACCAGCTTAAAGGGTAGTTCGGAATTGTCATCGGCCGCTTGAGCCATTAGTTCTTCTAGTTCATTCATAGTTCAATTATAACCAAATAGATTGAGAAGTAAAATTAAAGGTCTTCATCGGAAACCCAAATGTAATTTCCATTGGAACCGCGTTCGCCGCGTTCCAGTCTTGGGAACCATGTAGATTTCAAATTCGTCTTGGCTTCGTTCTTGAGTTGTGGCTGACCTATCAAATCGGCAAATGCATGTAGATCTTCTTTGGTCTCCAGATTCACACACAGGACATACTCGGCCTCAGCCTGGTTCTGAACGTGATGCGGCATTCCAGACCAGACTGGAACATCTGTGTCAACTCCGAGCATTGAGAATAGATTTTCCTTCTTACTCATTTTCTATCTCCAGGTAATTTTCTACACCAGTTTCTTTGTAGGCAGAGCAGATGTTCTTTGAATCTTCCAATTTCACTAATTTCAAACCGTAGTTATTGTCACCAGTTGGTACTTCAACACCAGGTTTTAGTTTTAGCACTGAGAAATTTTGGAACTGAGAATAGTCAACTTGGTGATGATACCGGCGATGCTTCTGAGTAATCTCTACATACTTCGGATGAGCCTTGGCAAGGGATGCGGCAAACTTAAATCGTGCATCATAGTTTGGATCGTCGTACTTATACACCTCGGAGTTGTTACCACCCTTGACGGCACCAGAATCTGCCTTGCCAATTGAGAAGTGGTTTGAAAGTAATGTGCAATCTCCATCTTCTAGGAACTGAAGCGAAAGATCAGTGTCCTCGTTGTATGGTGCAGGATTGTCATCCCAGTCAAGAACTCTCCAACGCTTGTCGGTTTCATTACTCAGCAGAATGCAAGAATAGACTCGGGTGTTAATGTACAGAGGTTCTTTCTTCACAAAAGTCGGTTGGAAGAAATGATAGTTCATACCTGACATAGGAACATTTTGATACCGATCTGTCAGATCTTCAATACAACGGAATGGCACAGTTGACTTAACTCTCAGCTTGGTATTGTGGATTGACCGGTAAAGGTACCGAATGTTATCATCAAGAATCCAATGGCGTTTGTGGCCCTGAGAAATAGAATATTCCCAGATCCAATTCCGAGCAGGAATGCCACCATGACCTAGATTAGAGAATGGAAGAACTAAGATCTTTTTGGGATCAATGACAGCTGCATACTTATCGTATTCTTGTTCTTCAACTACGATATGGTAGTCTGCACCAATTTCTTCTAGAGTTCGAGAAGTCATACGGGACTCCCAACGACCCTTAGAGAGAATAAAAAGTGGGTATCTAGTTTGTTTCATTAGCATATTTCCATTTGAAGCCAGTACAGTATTTAGCAATCTCTTTTTGATCAAAGAATCTTGAGCCGTCTGTGTAGTACATGTCCGTTACGGTCATTGCCGTTCCGTCTATCTGTACGAACAGTTGAGCATTGATACCAGAAATTGCCAGTAGCTTGGCAGGATTTTTGAAATTGGAATCATTAGCTTCAAAACTTTTGATCTTACCGGTTGCTACATTATATACACCCCGTTTTCCGAAGTGATGGAAAAAGACATGGGTGTAATTGGTGGGGCTTTTTACTATGAAATCTGTCATTGATGTTTCTCTACTAATTTGTCAATTTTAACATGGATTTGAATCCAAGTAAACTATTTAGTCTTTATTTCCCAAGCAATTTTTGTTTCGTATAAATTTTCTTTGTCTTTGAGTTCTAGGTAACGATCTTTGTCACACGTTGCATAGTCACGGAATGGTTTCCGCCTATACATATAAACCGGTACTAGTTTGTCTAGCATTCCCTGCAGTATTACTAGTGCTTCCCCTGTCGACCAGATAGGTCTAGTCTGGTCAATATGGTATTCTATGGCAGACTTTATTGCCTGTAGATTTTCTTTCATTCTTGGTCCCTAAGATTTAAATTTGGCCTGGCATCAAGTTGACCACAGTGACGGCACTTCCAAAGAGATCGTTTGTAGTTCCATGCTTGAATTTGATCACCATACAGGTTGCAATGGAACCTGTACTCATGTTTGCAGAGTATGTCTTTGATACCTTTAAACATGAAAATACTCATTCTGAGTCCTTAAGTGCTCTGATATGAGCTTCCAGATGAACTGTGCCACCATGGAAACATACCATTTCAATTGCATCATCTACAGCACGGATATATTCAGCTCTACCGTAAGCTTCCATGTCTTCTTTAGTATAGTTGTCTGGAAATCCAAATCCTAGATAACTACATTTTCCACACCTTGGGTGCTGTTTTGCTTCATCACCCTTTTCACATTCATTGGAACCACACTTGGTACAGAGGAAGGAATACTTTTGTTCTGGTACGGGAGTTGATTTCGAAATCATTCTGAATCCCTGATTTGTTCTATACATTGAACACAATACATGACCCACGGCATTTCATCTGGGCCGACCTGGCCAGATTCTCTTTCTATAACCTCACAAGATTCACAAATAGCTATGGCATCATTTAGACCTTTCTTATAGGCCTCAGATACTTCTTGACGCAGTCTAGCAATTTCGGCAGACTGATCATTTGAATAATTTCCTAATGCACTCATATTAATAGTACCAGTCATAATTTGTCTTTTCCCAAACTACAGATTTTGCTAAAAGAATTTCTGCCTTCTTTTGTGCGCGCAGCAATGCTACTGGGGCAAAATCATGTGGACCGTGTGGAGATGTATTTGTAGTAGTTACATAGTCAAAATGATCTACATACTTCCATCGGAATCCAAATAAAGGTTTTTGTTCAACCGTATACTTTGATTCAAGTGGTGAGTGGACAATTCTCACTCTTTTCATTAAACTACTCATACATACGGCTCCAGATTAGGTGCAACATAGTTTCTACCTTTGCCAATCTTGCCACCCGGGAGAATGACAGGACCATCGGGTTCAAATTTTGAGTCATTTGAATTCAGAACTTCATCATCGGCACCATTCTTATCAAATCCTGCTAGGAATGCTACACCGTTCAGAGTCACATCAATATCACAGAGTGCATCTAAACAGTTAACACGGTTTTTGATGTCCAAAAGTTTTCCATCTTTCTTGAGACTGTGAGCAACAACTTTAAGTGAATCAATTGCATTATAGAGTTCTGTTTGTTCTATTGGCCCGTGTCCAAATGAAACCGTTTCGAGAAACTCTACAAATTCCTCAATCATCACACCGGTCTGAACCGACATAGTTTGTACCGATGGTTCTTTACCAGCAACTTTGAGCCAGTTACTAACGCGATCATAATTTCTCATTTGTTTCCTTATTTAGTTTCCACACAACAATTTTTGTTCCACTATGCATAGTGAATCCAAGCACACAAATCAAATTTACTATAGGTATTGATCCAAGTCCCACAGAAAAAACAACATCTTGTAAGGTCAGCTGCCTTACGCCATCCTTTTGATCATACGATGAGAGCCATAGCAGTAACCAGATACTAATGGCAGCAGATACTAAGTATGCAATATACAGATTTGACATTTTACTTACCCTTATTTAGTACATCGATCATGTACTGAGCTTGAAATATGGCATCATCTAAAGCATTATGATAGACACCTTGACGGACTGTGTCAGCTTTAAACATAGCCTTGAAAGTTCTAAAGCATCTTACTTCGGTATATTTCCAAGGATGCTTTTTACCTGCTGCTGCATAATTGGCTTCCATGATTACTATATCAAAATCTGGACCACATGCAAAGATGGGAACACTTTTAGATCCATACCACTCTGAGAACTGATCTAGAGCATCATTTAGAGAAACCCTATTATTCTTTAAAGCTGCAAATGCTTCAGGTTTCTGAGTCTTCCACCAGTCGATAGTGGATTGACTAAAGTGTAGTCCAGCTGCTTTAGATGTTACAGGGTCTACATTGATATAGAATTTGTCTAGGATTTCTTTATCATTGAACTTTAAAGCACCAATGGATGCTAGTGCAGCATTTTTAGCAGTACTAAAAGTTTCAATGTCAATCATTACTGAAAAGTCGGTCATATGTGGTTTCCTTTAGGTCTATTCTATCCAATTTAGATTCAAAGTAAAATATTTAGCTAGGCCACTAGCTAACAGTCCGAGGGAACCGAGTGGCTGTGCAATAAGTGTAAGTCCTAGAGGTAGTCCAGGCCAGTTAAACCCTCCATTGCATTCCGGGTAAGCTAGTAGTCTAGCTTTTTATCCTTTAGAATTCTTCTTCCGCATGCCTGTAGGCGTACAGAGGAGAGAGCTGTGAACACTCTAAGGCGTTTCTAAAGGTAATTATAACACCCAATAGAAGACTTGTAAAATCTTTTTTACTGTGTAAGTTGTTGATCTATATGGGGTGCTAAAAATTTTACTTTTGGTTCATTTTGTGGTACAATCAACCATTCCATTTTAACAATGAAAGGCCTTCATGGCAAATCGTGATCAAGAAATTCTTACTGCATTTAAAGTACTAGGATTTTCACCCCGGAACAATCAGGTCGAAATCATCAATGATATAGTATCGGCTTACTTGGATGATAAAAAGAAGAACGTAATTCTTTGTGCAGGAACTGGTATCGGTAAATCTATCATCGCAGCTGTAGTTGCTGAGGTTATGAAAACCGTTGCACCTTCCAACCTTGCCGGAATATATTTATCCTCAACAAACCAGCTGATTGACCAGTACGGGGATTCATTTAAGCATCTACCCGAGATGCAGTTCTTCCGAGTGAAAGGTGCTCGGAACTATGGTTGTGAGTACTTCCAAGAACGTGGTAACAAATATGCTACCGGTGAGGATTGTGTCAAGACTGAACTATCAGAGATGGAAGAAAACAAGTACTGCAAGCATTGCAAATATGATCAGAACAAAAAGATCATTAACAAGACTCAGAACCTGATCACAAACTATTCATACTTCATGATTTCCAAACTCAAGTCTGAACACTTGATGGAACGGAACCTACAGGTATTTGATGAGGCTCACTTGCTTAACGAAACCTTCTGCTCTCAAGTTTCTATTGATGTCTCAGTTGAACTTATTGAAAAACTATGTACACTGTTAAATGATCTGAATGGTAAAGCAGACAACCAAAAGGCAGAACTGATTCTATTCCGCAAGGATATAGAACGGAGAGCAGTTCACATCGGCAATTACAAATTGAAGATTAAAGAATTGTTAAAGATCTATGAATCGGTGGTAGATATTTGTTCACATCAGGCTGCACTCATTCCTGATCTGAAAGCCAAGAACAAAGTCCGTAAGGTTGGTTCTCGTTTCTCTCGCTTGGCAGATCTCATTGTTTCTTTCTTTGAGCACAACTATGACCACGTCTTCGATGACACCGTAGACAAACAGATCACCGTCAAGCCAATCTTCGTCTCAGATATGATGCACCTGCTCTTGGGTAACTACAATCTCTTCATGTCGGCCACGATTTCTAAAACTTTTGCCAAGACGACTTTTAATCTTGACCCGGCCGATACTGCTTACATCAATCCCGATGATGTGTTTCCCAAAGAGAACAAACCGATATTTTTCATCGGCAAGGAAAACCTGAACTATCAAAAGATGAAGGATCCGCAGACATTCAAGGATATGGCCAAGGTGATTCAGTTTATTGTTGAGCACCACAAGAACGACAAGGGCATCATTCTGGTTCCCTCGTTCTATGCGTCTAAGATGCTGTCTAATGCGATTCCAAAGTCCGTCCGATTATTCCTACATGAACAAGGAACTAATTCAGGAGAGATCGTAGAATCGTTTAGAAAACATACCGGTTCGGGTGTGCTCATGTCGCCCTCTATATTTGAAGGCTTGGACTTTAAGGATGATGAATCTCGGTATCAGATCGTCTGTAAGACACCATACGCCTCTCTTGGTGACCTAAGGGTCAAAAAGATTGCCGATTCATATGGGGATATTTATAGAGAGATGACCCTGTACAAGATCTTGCAGGGCATGGGGAGAAGCATTAGAAGTTCGGAGGATACAGCCGTGACTTATTTCTTGGATAAATCCTCCGAGACATTATTCAAGTCCACCCAGAACATCTGGAAGGACCGATACGAACTTAAGAAGTAGTCTTCTTGGTCCTCTTCACGGGGATCTTTTTAACCGGTGCCACTGGTGCCGGTTCATCCATCTCTACTAATTTTCCAGTTGGGTGAGCCAAGACTTTTGGCTTTTTCACTTTGACATGATGTGCAGCTGCTTCTTCGATGAATTTAACTTTGGTGCCTAGGCGTTTGGCAATTTCCTTGTTGTCAAACCAGAACTCAACACCTTTATGCACATCAACAATCTCAGCCGGAGTCAAGAATCCACCATAGGTGTTTTCCAAGATCTGCTTGATCTGCTTAGTAGAAAAATCTACATTGGACTTGATCTGCCCGGTTGAACCGTATGCACCATATGAAGCAGTATGCACTAGCATGTGGGCCGATTCGGTTACCATCACGTCGTCACAATTCAAAGAGATAATAGAAGCAGCGGAATGACACTTCCCAGTAATGATTGCTCGTACTGTAGAATTTGACGCTTTAATTGCTTCAATTATAGACAGAGCACCATCTAAATCTCCACCCGAGGAATTTACGATGAACACAAACTGGTCAAACTCTTCAGCCGAATAGAGCAAATGGATGAGTTCACGGTACTTTGAAGCCGTTCCAATATCCTCGTCAAAGAATACTGTATGAACGGCTACTGCTTGCCTATGAGATTTGATCATCGATGGCATAGGTTCTGCCTGAATCAACTCAAGAATAGAATCATTTTCATTTGTTCGCATTTTCATAGTTCAGTTTCCTTGGTTAGTTTTAATAATTCTTTGGACCACTTAATCATAGGTTCTTTAAAAACCTCAATATTTCCGCCACCTTCAACTACCATCAAGATTACCAACTCAGTGATCTTGATCTTGTATAGTTCCCATGCCATAAGAGCATATGCCGCACACTGTAGAAAATATGCATTGATGTCCTTTCGGTACTTCAAACCAGATGAAGTCTTGAAGTCAACAATACAAAGTTTCCCATCATATTCAGCAATACAATCTACTGTACCTGCTAACTTTATCATCTTCGAGTACATCTGATGTTCAAGTACGAATACTCGATTCACATGTTCCTCTAAATGCTTTTTCATGGTAAGAAAATCCAGTTTATAGAACATAGATATTTCATCCCACTTCCTATTTAGGAGCAGGTTTTCGCAGGCTAAGTGAATAGCTGTACCACGTGTAGCGGCTGCCTTAGTGATCCGATCCGCTTCGGTGTGCCCAACGGCATCTCTCCATGCGGCAATGTCTGCCTTGCCAGAACTAAATTGACCCACAAAGGAAGTAACGGATCTGTACTTATTTCCTTCTGGGTCAATGTAGTATCTTATCGGCCCAGAATCATCCCTAATGAGTTCAAAATTCTGGGGTTTCACATCTTCATAACGAATAAAGTTTTTCATCTATAGTCCAAGTCGCTCACATGTAGTAATCCAAGATTTGCAGAATCCGCTTCGTACAACATCATCAGAAGTAAATCTAAAAGTTCTGAACTCTACCATAGACAAAGCTACCTGTAGGAATTCTTTGAAGCCTGAAATGTCATTCTTTGATTTGATCAAGTCATTTTGAACCAAATCGCCACAGACAAACAGTTTTGAATTTGTTCCCATACGTGTCATCACGGTATTAAGTTCATGCCAATTGCAGGATTGAGATTCGTCGATGATCACAATTGCATCATTGAATGTAGTACCCCGAAGGAAACTAGTTGACATAAATTCAATCTTAAAAGCTTCCTTGAGTTTGTCGTATGCGTGATGATTTTTAGTTAGGTCACCACAAATATCCTTATACGGAAGTTCATATACGGCAGCCTTTTCAAGCTCTGTGCCTTTAAGAAAACCCATATCACGAATCTGAACCGATGATCTAATAAGAATGATTTTCTTGTAGATTGACCCGGCCGATAGAATTTCTCTGAGTGCTAAGTACATAGCAATGTAGGATTTACCAGTTCCTGCAGAACCATGAAGAACAAATCCTACATTATCTTCTGGTGAATTTTCCCATGCATCAAAAACATTATGCTGGGTATCTGTCATCGGAGTAATTTTCTTTAGATCCGATAGCTTTGGCATTTTGCCGCCATTTGGCACTATCTTAACATTCATATCAACAAGCATTTCTTTTTCTAGAGCTTTTTGTTGCCGTGATATTCTTTTTGCCGTTCTTTCGGCTTGGGTTGAAGTTACTTTCCGTGGAGTTGCTGGTGCTCTGGCCATTAGATACCCTTTACGTTGTTATAAGAAAGTCGAGGTCTTGTCCAGTTGAGATCCCGGCGCTTGCCGGTGAATTTTGTTTAAGACTTCGCGGAACCCGTCTGGGATTTTATTCCCATACGAACCTTGGACGGTCACAGAGTAACCTACCATCGGTTTAGAAAGTAGCCTCGATAGTTTACCTACAGTGCCGCAGCACACGCAGGTATCGAGGGCTACGTCATCTCGTTCTTCTATCTTTTTAGATAGTTCTACTGCTTGGTTACATTCCGTGCAGAGATAGTCATAGAGTGCCATTTGAAGCCTTTTCGTTAATTACCAACTTGGCTTTTTCAATCTTATACACAATGTCATACATCGTTGTGGGGATCATAACAATGGTGAACAATGCTCCAGCAATTGCAGAAACCGTGTGTAGAACTACAGCTGCTGGAATCATGACCAAGGTGTACACAAAAACTTTCAGTTGAGCAAGAGGAGAAAGTTTCTGTTCGTCCATCATAGCTTGAGTGATTATTTTCATACAAGAGTCAGTTTGGTTGGTGGTACAATGATCTTGGCAAAGCGCTCATTGTAATGATCGATCAATTCCTTATTTGGGAATGCAATACCGGTAACAGATGATGGCACGGCAAAACCGGCCTCTTTGTCGGCATACGGCATAAAGTCAAGCAGACCCATGCGTCCTTGCCCACGTTCATCTACATCAGTAACTAATTGTAGAATATCACGGCAGAAGTATGAACCTGAGTTCTCGGCTACAGTAGCCAAGATTTCAGTACCGTCGATTAGTTTCAAAATTACGACTTGTTTATCCATTTTCGTTCTCACTTTCATTATAAGGGATTTTTTCTATTGTTTTGATGCTCTCGCATCCTTTACACTTCAGCCCAAAATGTATGAAGCCTTCCTCTTTCCAAGTAATGACGTCAACTCGGTTTTTGCCGATTATGTGTAAAATTTTATGGATCAGTTTTTTCATAGCTAAAAAGGGACCAGACTTTATCAATCTGGTCCCTTGAGTTTTGATTGATACAAAACTATTTATGTGACTTACATGTAGGCACGTGGTCCAGCAACCGAGAAGGCCATGGCGATCATGCGAGCACTTGGAGCACCCAAACGATACGAGGTACCTTCGGTAGTACGGCGAGTGTAGATGCAAGCACCCTTACGACGCAGACGAGATACGACCTTTGATGGAGATGCTACACCAAGCAAACGGAGTTCGGTTGGGGTAACACCAGTTTCGGTAGCAGTGAGTTGGAGTGTAAATTTTTCTTGAGTCATCGGATTTCCTATAATAAACAGTGCTTTTCAATACAGGGTACGGCTAAACACCAAAGCCGTACCCAGATTTATCAGTCGTTAACTAACGAGTTGAAAAATGCTTCTTCATCCTCATCGGGTGCAGTCACAGCTGGAGGAGCCTTCTTTGGAGCAGCAGGTTTTGCAGCAGCCTTAGTAGCAGGAACTTCCTCGGCGATCTTAGCCAGAGCATCAAGCTCTTTGTCATAATCTGCAGCAGGAGTAGACTTTTGAGCATCTTCACCACCGGTAACCCAAAGGAATTTCTTCTTGAGTTCTTCTGGTGTCTTGAACTTGTCAGCAGCAACTTCGTCTTCCAACTTGTAGCAAGCAGAAAGGACCTCATCGATCTTCTTTTTGCCACCAGCAATTGGCTTTTTACCCGAGAACTTTGACGTATCATAGTTAGGGAAGTTTGCAACGATAGTCATGCGAAGCAGGAAGTCAGCACCTTCTTCTGGGTCAAACACGTTAATTGGTTCTTCTTCGAGATCTTCATCAGGCTTTGCAGCAGAGACGATCTTGTCAAAAATCTTTTTACCGAATTTGAACAGGAAAACCTTACCTTCATTCTCGGGATTTTCTTGGTCTTTGATAACCAAAATATTCGAGATGTAGTTCAGTTTACGCTTGCGAAGAGAAACAATTTTCTTGTTTTCATCCAAGCCGGTATTCCACAGCTCACGGTTCACATCGGCGATGTAGTCTTGGAGACCCAAAGTCGACAGTGAGTTTTCAATGTACCAACGCTGAGTGCTTGGATCTTTGAAAGAGTGAGTATAAAGACGCACGAACGGAATGTCAGTGATTTCTTTATTTGGGAGGAATCGGATAACAGCGGAAGCGTTGCCTGCCTTATCCTTGGTCAATCTCCAGTACCTTTCGGAACCTTCGTCATAATTTTTCTTTTTAGCCGTTACAGAGTCAATCTGAGTGAGCAGTGAGTCGAAATTCATCATAGTAGTATTGCTTTCTTTAGGTTATTTGGTGGTTTGTTATTGTCAGACCACACGTACTGACAAACTTATTTAATCAAGTTATAGTACTATTCTATCACATTTGAAAGAAAAGTAAAATATTTTTAGACGAAATCAAGTTCTTGTGCTATTTTTATTTCAGCTGGCGTCACAGCGTAATGCCCATCTTTAATAGCAGTCATCAAAATTTCTATTTTCATCTGTGAATTTTCAATGAGAATATCTGGAGCTTTGAGTTTAGTTAGAGTAGAAAGTCTATCAGCTTCATGTTTTGCTGCACTTTGTAATTCTTCATACAGTCTGACTGGTGTAGTTCTAAGCTCATCATAAAGCTCACCTGCAGTTTGAAAGGGATCATTCATTATTTTGATGCAGCCGCAACCCTCTTCCGAAGGTCAGAAGAGGAAAAGCTGTGCTTTCGCTTATTGAAGTAGATGGGAAGGTCCAACTCAGAGCCGGTAAAAGTCTTACCTTGATATTCTTCGCCCATGATTCGGACGTCGATATGGTAGGACAAAAGAATGTCCAGCAGTTCGGCTTCCGTAGTATAGGGGATAATCAAATCCACATACTTTGAGCCCTCTAGTTGAACATATCGCTCAAATAGTCCTTGAACTGGTTTGTTCTTGGTATCTGGTCGATCAACCGTTGGATCAGTCTGAAGAGCTACAATGAGAAAATCACATTGAGTCTTTGCCTCTTTCAAAGCTAAAACGTGCCCTGCATGAAACAAATCAAATGCAGAGCACATAAAGCCGGTTTTCATTCCGTTAATCATAATTAAACTTCCAAAGTGTAGCGATCTTGCATCACTGCCTTCAGCATGATTGCTTCTGGTGTGAAGTCATCCATGTTACCAGACAGGATTGCCGAAGCAACCGCTGGGGAGAAACCAGATACCAGTGCGGCACCAGTCTTGTCGAACTTCACAGGAACGTTGGAGCCAGCGTTCAAGTTCCAGAACACAATCTTTGGCACAGAGTAACCTGCAGCTTCGAACTTGCGTCCAATCATCTCCATAGCAGAGTCATCGTTGCGTACACAAGCATCAAATTGCATATCCGAAAATAGAATTAATGTCTCAGGCATATCTGCCGCAGGCACAGAGTTCTTCACTGCTGCATCCAAGATTGCCTTGAATGCACCATGCAAGTTAGTACCCATCTCCCAATCGGTCGCAACCATTTGGTTGATCTTTTGGTTGATGTTACCTTCAAGCTTCACCAACTTTGGGTGTGTGCTGAAAGTCAGCATACAATCCTTGAAGGCACCCTTGTTCTTGTCTGCAAAGTACAGGCCCAGAGACACTGCGATTTCCAAACAAGTAGTAGTACCCTTTTGACCAGCAAGGCAAGTCATCGAGCCAGATACGTCAACCAATGGCAGCACCGAAGTGTCACCAATGTAGTTAGGCATAGCAGCCCATTGAGCTTCGATCACATCGAGCTCTTGCTTGTTCCAAGTCATGTCGTAGCCGTTAATACGACCCTTGAGCACGTCATGTGGGAAGATTGCCGAAGCATTGATCTTCACAGTTGGGTCATCACCCTTAACCAACTTGGTGATGTACTCAGCGTAGGTAGTACCGTGGCGCCCAAACGCCTTCTTGTAACGCGAGTGTGCGACGGACGGTACATGGCTGTAGTTGATCTCATCCCACTTTTGAGCACACATTTGTTGCTCAACAGTAGTTGACATAGTCACCAGAGACTTGCGGTAGAACTTTGGGCTCATACCGAAGAACTCACGGATTTCACGTGCGACATCACCCTTACGAGGAGTCCACTTTGCAGCCAGACCATTTTGGTTGCGCAGAGCGTCACCCAAGATAGTGTAGGCAGTTTCCTTCAATGGACGAGTCTTAAAGACGAACAAGTCGTCAAAGCGGCCCAATTCAGGAACCTTCTTAACCAGAGCCACAGCAGCTTCTGGGTTAGCGGTTTCAAGATGAGTCAGCACTTGGCGGAAGATTTCACGTTCGCCCGCGCCACCACGAACGTCACGAGCCCATGCAACGATGCGCAAGGCAAGGTCAGAGTTCTCTACGAATGCCGCAGTGAATTGAGGGATGATGTTCTTGCCGCGGCTTGCACCGATAGCGAAGAACAGGTCAACACAGGCGTTAGCTGTGGATGCACGAGCCTTCATACCGTTAGCGGTACGAGCTTCTTGGTTGCCGATGGCGTTTACGAATGCGTTCATAATATTCTCTTTCTATAACAGGTCAATATCGACCTAAACTAACAGGATGGAGTGGATAGATATTTTATTATTCTGGTTGCGCATTTACGGCACGCCGGTTTCCACCGCAACCCTAGCAACAATTCATGTTGCCTATTCTCTGTGATTTTTCTACCAGAGACAATATATTCGGTACTTTGCCCACCTATTCCGTTCCTTCTGTGGTCCTGATTTTAAATCATCAGGACTGATATTTCTATCATCCTACCGGCACATTCTTCGGACATTAGCTTGTATTTTAAATGCTGTACTCATCCTTTACAAATAACAGGTTGGTTTGTGCTTTTTGTTTTTACAGTGAGAAATTCCAAACTCACTGTGATACCCGAAGATATCGGACTAGTGCGGCCGTTAAGCCGCTATATTTTTGCTGAAACCAAACCTCTAATCAAATTTAACAGGATCGTCTTTTAGATTTTTTACAAGACCCACCTTGTTTGCTTCCAGTATCCGGAGTTTGATGTCCGGATAACGTGGCAGCGTTCTGTAGTTAGTTTAAATTGCAGAACCGATCCTTATACCTTCATTATACACCCATTAGAAATGAATGTAAAATTTATTTTTGTTTGTGTACCTCACATTTTGTTGAGATATACCCATGACCCCCAGTTTTACCAGGAGCACCACAATCTTCACAAGTTACACCTGACATAGATTCTGCCATATAGACCATGCCTTCAATCACAGAATCACCACCAGTGTAATAAAATCTCAGTGTACCAAATTTCTCTTTGACCTGGCCAGCAACTACTTGCTCAATAAGATCAGGGACAACTCGACCTTCCGATTTCAGAAGTTGGTCCTTATATTTTTGCACCTGATCTTCGGTCTGAATGAAGTCGTAGTATTTATCAAAAGGTTTCCAGTTTCCAATTCCGGCCTGCTGCCGCATGATGTTGTACTCAATAGCAGATTTATGCTGTTTTGTCATACCGTTAATATGCCACTGAATGTTATGGCAGAGTTGGTCAATGATATTGTACCAACCGTCGCCACAGTCAAGTCCCCAGCACATACACGTCTGAGTCATTGGAGCATTCCGATCCCTAAAGATCAGTGGATATTTAGCACACAACTGTGCATCAAGTTCAGGACTCATCATCATCTCCATGAATTAGCTTATACCGTTCTCGGATTAGCCATTCTTGCATATTTATAATACCAACGTTCAAATGACTCAATCGTTCAGAATCATTGAAAATAGATTCTCCTCGCGGCCGAGCAGTATAAACAATTTCATCTCCATAATCTGGACAGTGAACCGAAAATACACCATTTTTCAGTCTCATGTGAGCAACTTGATTGCCCTCATTATCATGAACATCATACTGCTCAGGGCATGCCGCGCAGGTTAATGTCAACTGGTAACCGTGTATTAGCAGGTTCATTATTTAACGTGGCAAGTTATATGCACGCCCTTGATTATCGACCCAGAGACCCGAGCGATAAGAATATGTCAGCCGAGTGCCGTCCTGCAGATAAACCACAGGTGGTTGTTCGACATACACAGGTGGAGCTGAGTAATACACTGGGGGTGGAGCAACGTATACTGGGGCTTGCTGAACAATCACAGGTTGCTGATTCTGGTAAATGGCCGCGGCACCCAATGCGCCGATCACTAGACCAATGCCCAGCGCACGGTCGTTATTTCCACCATTACCACCGCGCTCGTTTCCTCTGTGTTGAGCAGAAGCAGTGAGAGCTACAGTAGCAAGTACGGTTGCGGCTACAATTTTGTTAAGTGTTTTCATATGATTTCCTTTTGGTCGAATTGATGATTTGTTAAACATACCGACCGTTATGTTATAACAATTAGTTAGTAAGACTGTATTGAGCCATTTTGGCAAATTTTTCGCCTGTGAACTTTTGGCCGATGCGGATCACTTGGATCAGTGAGCGCATAGATACTTCACGAGCCTGTGCCTTGTACTGGTCGATGATCTTCAGGGCCGAGCGTTTGATGCTGATTTCAGTTTCAGGCATGAAAGCAGAATCTTCCAAGATGTGTTTCATACGTTCAATCTTCTCTTCCAGTTTCATGGACACATCAACACAAACAGCACGGGTGCGCAAGGCTTGTGGGATTTTGTCCTTAGACAGGTTAGATATAAAGATAACGCCACCAGTGTAGCGGAAAGAGCGAGGCAGATCTTCATCGCCGCGGCTTTCAGCATTCCAACACACAATCCGTTCGTCAGATGAATCCAAAGCGCTTTTCAGAACGTTGGCAGCATCAGCATCTTTGAACACTGAGTCACAGTCATCCAAAACCAGAACCGAGTCTTTGTTTTCAAACAAAAGACGGTACAGAGCCTTGGCAGTCGAGTAACCCTTGATCACACGGTAGTGCTTACGAGGAAGAGCTTGACCTTCGACAAACGATTCCAGGTTCGACACATCAACGAAACCTTCGGCTTTCAAAGATTTGTTCACGGTGTAGGTTTTGCCAATGCCACCAGAACCGGTCAAAATGACAGACGGTTGGATCTTTTCGGCAACCATGGAAACGTAGTTCTCAATGAACTCAAAACGTTCGTTGATGGAGAACTCAGATTCGGTAGCTTCAGTCACAGCTTCAGTCACGGCATTTTTACCGTAAGATTTCTTGAAGAGGTACTGAATGTGTGATTCGTTCTTAGATTTACGGACCTTGCCGTCTACATCTGTAAAGGAAAAGACACCAGAGTTGTTTTCGATTTTAGCCATTTTATTTCCGTTGTGATTTGGAGAAGTTGGTTTATTATAAAACAATGCTGAATATGTGTAAATTAAAGCTTACGGCAACCAATGCCGAAACAGTTCTTCTTTTTCAGAAGGGACGAAAGATGCTTTTTGACAGCATCGGCAGTCGTTCTGAACGAATAATCTATTGCCATCCCGGCAGTAAAACCGATGACGGACTTCTGTTTCCAGAAGATTTCAAATTCGTATTTCGTTTCCATGAATTGATTATAAACCAATGAGGAATATGTGTAAATTATGCTACGAACGATCTATTTTGCTTGGGAATAGTAACATACCTACCCAGAACTGGACGATCATTCTACGACGATTTAAGCAGGGCTCTTGATGATAGCCATGTTTCCATACGCATCAATATGTATCTTTGGAGCAAATATATCAACTCGATATTGATTTGGTTTAACTTCTTCACATTCAAGATACGCACCGACATTCGAATACTTCTTAACCCATTTCATTAACTGTTTTACACGAGATAATGACACAAGTTTTGATTCAAGTTCATTTTTAGTGTAATTATAAATCTTTTCTGCTGAATCTGTAGAATATACTCTCATTTGCCAATTCCTTTATCGATAACACACATACGAACTTCATTAAGCCGAGATAATGGCACGGGATATTGGATATTAACCGATGCTTCAGAATCTGTACCCTGAGTCATAACGGACATTCCGAATTTCTTAGCAATATGTCGCATTGGGCCATTCTGTGATAGGCAGACCATATAGATACGTGTTATCTGAAATTCTGTTACCAATTGATAACCCCGAGCAAAGAGCAGCTGACCGAGTTTCTGACCACGGTAATTCACATCGGTTGTGAACGCAAATTCAGCCACATCATTTCCTGTGGCCACATGTAAAGTGGCAATGAGATACTCTCCATCGTAAACACCATACCAGAAATTCAGTTGGTGTTCATCTGATAGTAGGGAATTCTCTACGTACATTGCCACTCGTTCGTCTGAGCAATTGTAACCAAAACGAAGATACCGGTCTTTTTCACCAAGTGCTATGATGTGGTTTACTATCTCCAACCCATGCCGCGCACGAAGTCGTATCAGTGAATAATCTTTAAAATCGGTCATGCTATAAATTTCTCAAGTCGGTTAAACATACGGCCGTATTTAGCACTGGTGTCCACAAACGATCTGTGTTCCTCTAGGAAGTAAACCTCTTTGATACCAGATTGCACCATCAGTGCAGCACATGGCATACAAGGAGAATGGGTTAGGAAAACCGTACCGCCTGCAATTGAAATACCACGTCTTGCAGCATGTGCAATAAGATTTGGTTCACAGTGGATTGTGTCTGGTTTTGTTACAAGATAAGGTTTTCCATGCGTATCAATAAGTGGATTTCCTTCTGAGTCCGTAAGCACATCTTCACAACAATTGTCCATGCCATGCACAGTACCATTGTAAGCAAATGCTACCATATCTCCACGGACATCACAAACCACACCGCCGACCTGAAGTCTAACGGCATACGATCTGAGAGCAGCCAGCTTGGCTACTTCCATGAAGAAAATTTGATCTTTTAGTTTCACATTGAACCTTTCATTTAGTTCAATTGTATCATAATAAGAAAGGGATGTAAAATCTATTTTAGCTCTGGGAACCAGCGACTGTGTTCGGACTCAAGTTCAAGTAGCGCAGATGCTATACTAAGACTAAAGCCTTTGCGTTCTAATCGGTCTCGTTCAATGAGACCATTAACATAAGGCATAAATTCCTTTTCACCCCAAAATAATACCAAAGCTTGATACATCTCGGGCCGGAAGGATTTTATGATTTCTAGATTATCTTCAATAATTGATAGCATAGACTTACTCCACACAAACCGGAGTTTTATTTAATCAAAAATTCGTGGCCTGTTTGATCAAAGTGTTCACATATTTCTTCCCAAATTTGATTACTGGGGCATTTGTGGCATTTTGAGCATAGTAAAATTCAATCGGTAGATCATTCACATACACAATTTTCCAATATCCAGCAGGGACCGGGATGTTTGAACCAATTTTCTTGGGTTTGTTGTACATGGCCAATGTCACCACTTTGAAATCAACTGTACCGGCATCAAATTCTTTACGGATCTGATCTTCCATCTTTTTCCAAGAAACCTGGTTTAGTGTCGGTGCTTGCGGAGTCATATTGGTGAGAAGGAAAGTGTCATACATCTCGGTTGGACTAGATGCATCAGCTGCCGGAGCCATATGACCTCGGTCGAAACCAGATTTAGAATAATCTGTATTTACAGGACTTGCTGCTCCTACTCTAGAATCTGGTCTATAAGCATCTATTCTTGGTACCGATGCAGTAGGCTTAGATTTCTGCAATAATTCTACCGTCATAACAGTAGCTTTATTGCTTGCGTCAAATCTGCTTACATAGAATGAAGAACAAAGTTCTACCGTTTTTGCTGGCATAGCAATGCCCTTGGGGTAAAATTTTGAACATGCAGCCCAAGAATTTACAACAAGAAATATAGAGAAAGCAAGGATTAGTTTTTTCATTTAGTTATTTCGTCTAGTTTAGCATTTAGTTTATCAACCCATCCGCGGTTGCGCATTTCATAATTTATTAAATAGTACATAACTTTAAATATTTCTCATGTATCATACAATCTATAAAACTACTAATCTACTTAACGGTAAAATCTACATTGGTAAACATTCCACGTCGGATCTTAATGATTCTTATTTGGGTTCTGGTTTACATCTAACTCGAGCCATTAACACTCATGGAAAAGAAAATTTCAGAAAAGAAATTCTTTTCGTATTTAATACTGAAGAAGAAGCATTTAAGAAAGAACTTGAATTAGTAAATGAAACATTTGTTTCTAGAGATGATACATATAATCTGATGCTGGGTGGCCATGGTGCACCTTCTGGTGAGAATCATCCAATGTTTGGAAGAAATGGTGAATTGAATCCAATGTTCGGCAGACGACACACAGAAGAAACAAGAGAAAAAATATCAAATGCTAGAGAAAATCTAAGTGATGAATATAGACAACATATGTCAGATAGTCAAAAGGGTGAACTTGGATTTTGGTACGGTAAAAAAAGACCAGACCATTCAGAAGCTTTAAAAGGCAGATTTGCGGGGGATAAAAATCCTAGATATGGCAAACCTGGTACTTTCCTGGGAAAACAGCACACAGAAGAAACAAGAGAAAAAATGTCTAAGGCAAATAAAGGTAGAAAAGCATCTCAAGAAACAAAAGAAAAGTTAGCAAATATGCGCACGGGCATCAGATGGTGGTCCTGTGATGAATTGAAAATTAGTAAATATTCTAAAGAAGATAATTTAGATAAAAACTATGTTTGGTATAAAAGTACTAAGTACCGCTAGAAATATTGTCTAATCTATCACTGAGTAGAGAAATAATTCCTCTATTTCTAAGATCCTTATAGAGTACATTTTCTATTGAAAATTCACCACCAGTTTCAAGACCGGCAGAGCGCATTTTCCAAAGCTTGGTTTTGAAGTCCAAAATATCTTGTTCCGTGCCAGACTTTACCAATTCTTTGGCCGTATGGATGTAGAACTGTACCTGGTCTAGCACCTTTGGATCTTTTAGAATATCCAACGAATCTAGATGTTTTGGAGCAATCAGCCATTTATCATGGAGTAGCGAATAGACGCCTTGACCATTTGGAAAATGTTCAGTTTCATTCTGAATGTAGTACTCAACTGGATAACCCTGCATCTTGATCTCTGGGTGTGCCTTTGTCCATTCAGATTTCTTTTGGAAGTATTCAGTAGTATCCAAATCAATCTCATTGCACATGATATGAACGTCTATGTCTGAGAATTTGGTGTAGTTATAGTTACAATTTCCACCAGTCATTACGATGTCATTCACGGCTACTCTTGGTACATCGGCAAATGATGCAAACTTTCTGGCATTCTTGACTAGGTAAGGAGCTATGCCATCTTTAAGCTCGGAGTTCTCCCAAAGCTTTGGGTTCAGCTTATCGTGGTATTTCAAAGTCAACTGGAACTTTTCTGAGATAAATTGTTTGAACGGAATCAC